CTATTTTGTCAAATTATTTTGCTGCTCTTTGGCGAATAATTGAACCACATAGATGTGTCCATCCACCTCCGCTATGCCAATGCCTGTATCTTCAAACTTCGGATCAAGCATCACCGAGTTATGGCTTGGGCTTTTGATCCAGGCCTTCACAATATTCTCGCTCTTCTCAAAGTCCACGGCCAAATTCTCACCTGCCGTCAGATAGTAATAGCATTGCTCCCCGATTAAGGGATAAACTTTCTGGCCATCAGGGTTAGTATGGGCAAAATAGTTTCTGGCTACCATATCCTGGGCTTTCATCTGGGCGGCGGTTACTAACCTGGAATCAAGCTCTACTGGGTTTAGGCCATTCTGTTGGCGGTATTCATTAACTAGAGCCTGGATCTCCGAAACCGATATGGATGGCTCCTGTTGTGCACCAGCCACTGGGAAAACCAGGGCGGAAATTAAGATAATAATTGATATAATAAATGTTTTCATGGTTTTAATTCTTCTTCTACACTGGGGAATGGGACAAATACTCCTGTCTTTTCTCCTAGATGTCGGTTTAATGTTTCGTAAATTTTGCTGACCTCTGATGTATTCAGCTCTGTGGTGCTCCCTTTCATTACCTGCGCTCGCTGTATAGGCTTCCAGAGATACTCCTTGATGGTTTCCTTGGTCCAAGGGATATCAATGTCCTGCCGAAGGGTCCGCTTCATATCCAGGCCTGCATCATTTAAGGCATCTGCTAGAAGCTCAAAATACTTATGCAAGGCGTTGTTTTGTGTTGGTGTTCGTTTAGCCATGCTCCAGCTCCTTTAAGAGCCGTTTAAGCGCTCCTACAGCCGTTCTGATCAGCCACTGCAAGCGCTGGTTGTCGGTCTTGGCTGTCTTGGGCTCTTTAGATTTCTTAACTAAATCAATGAAGTGCCAGTCTGGAATAGCAACATACGAACTAGACATGCGGTTACGGCGGAATACTACAGCGGGGATGGTATGAGCCTGGGCTGCGTGGCCCTCGGCCTGCTCAATGGCTTTGAAGATATTGAGCTTCTCTACTCGCTTGCATTCAAACTCATAGCCTAAGCTGTTGTGGACATCAGACTTGGCAGCACCAGCGCCTGATCCATAGTTGCGGGCCGATTGAGAATCAATAACCCTGATCTGGGTAGCCCACTCCTTTTCGTAGAGATTACCTTTTGCTTTTGGATTTTTCATTTTTAAAGAGATTAGGTTTGTAGTAGTCGTCAATAATGTGATCCAATAGCGCAGCGGCGGAAATAAATCCTTGCTTCTTAGCATCCGTCTTGATCATCTCCCACTTATCTGGTTTCAACCTAGCTCTAGCTGTGTATTCGTTTTCGTTAAAGTTGTATTTGTTTTTCATACCGCTGTGCCCTTAGGGTACAGCGTGCTGTGCCCTTAGTACCCCCTCACTCCTTTTCCTCCCCTCCCGAAGCAAGGTATCTGGGGTCCTGACCTTAATGGTTAGTATTCCTAGTTATCCTTATTATTTTCGGCGCAAAAAATTTTTAAACGCCGCTTGCTTACGGTATGGGTTTGGATGGATTTATCGGGGGAGAGTTATTCACTCTGATGTGCTGGCAGCTTTTATCTATGGTTTGAACTCATAAATGAGAGCGTGGCGGGATCTGAACCTCCCTACCAGCACGCCAGAAGGAACAACTAAAATAGTGTTCCGACTAGCTCCTGCGGTTTCTTAGATGGAAACTGCTGGAGAAATTCTTTGACAAACGGTGTTTGCCGATCATAGATGTAGGCTAGCCCCTCATCAGTGATCAAATAAGCATTCACCTCACGGCCAGTTTCGGGATGCGGCTGCGGCACTTTACGGATCAAGCCATCTTCCCGAAGCTGGCGGCATACTCTGGCAACATTAGAAGCCTTGTATTTATACTCGGCCCGAATGTAGTCTTCTATCGTACCTTCAAAGGTAAGCTTCCCTTGGTTCATAAGGTAGATAAGGATATTTAGTTTTTCGCTGGATTTCATGTTAGAAGTTGATTATTTTTTCAATAGTTTGTTCTAGCTCGGCGATAAACTCTTCCTGCTTCTGCTGGTAATCGGCGATATCATCCTTAATATCTTCTCGGTTCAAGGTAATGATGTGCATAGGCATGATCATCACCCGTGGGTCATACAAGATGAAGTGAAGCTTTTCCAGATCATCATTGACTATGAAGTACTGAATGGCCTGCGGATAGTAATCTTCTGGAATCTCATTCTTAATCCAGGCTTGGATATGCTTGGCTGAAGACAAGCATTTAATTTCAATAGCTTCCTTATACAGTCCATCAACTTGGATCAGGCCATCTGGTGACAGTGCGGTAAACTCGTTATCATCCTTTTCAATGAATCCAATCTTCTCTACAATCTTTCCAGTTTTTGCTTCAAATTCGGCGATTGCTTGATCTTCTAATCTCAATCCTCTTTCTAGCGGACTTTCATCCATCTGATCATCAATAGACAAGCGTTCAGCCAAGATCTCTGCAAAGTAGGTATCTCTAACTTTCTTGGATCCCACTACCCTCTGTAGGCCCGTTCCCGTTATCTTCCCCCTCCGCAGCTGGTACCACTCCTGACTTTTTTGTTCTACTTGATGTATTCTCATATTGTTTCTTTAGTTGATCTTTGTAAGATTGGATCACCTTATTCTGCCGTTCTGCTTCAGTAAGGCTGATCCAGGCCTTCTGTAATGCTTCAATAGTCTTTGCTTCGGTAAGTTTCTTTATCGCTTCATCAGTGTTTACTTCCAGTATGATTTCCTCGTATTTCTGCATTTCTTCGCTTGAAGCGATTTCACCATCTGATAAGAATCCTGCAAATGCCAGCGCTCTACCCACTGCGATAGTTTCTAGTTTTTCCAGGGCCTTAGCGCCGCCATACTTACCCATTGATGTACCAGTGAAGATACGATCAGGGTTTTTGGCATCTAATATCACTGTGGCTTTGAAGATTGCGAAGCTATCACGCAGATCTAAATCCGTTTTAATGGATCCGTTCTGGTGGGCTTTATGGAATACTGATACACGGTCTGATACCTGTGCGTAATCCTTACCTTGTAACTTGATAGTTTTAACCCTTTGTGGTATAGTGGGTTTAGAACTTTCGCCAGAGAGTTCTTTTTCTTTTTTATCTTTTCCCATAGTTATCCTTTATATGAGTTTAATGATCTAATTTCCTGATCCCTGTATTCTCGGTGATGATCCCCAGGATCAAAATCATCATCCTCTGAATTGATATAATCAATGATTTCATTGATCTTATCTTCTATTGCATCTATTGCAGCAACTATCCCTTCCCCAGATTCAGGTGTATCTGGACTAATCAGCGATTGTTGTATCTTTTGAATCATAGATACTCCTTGTATTTGCCAGTTTTATATACAACCCATGGCCCCCATCCCTGCCGATCATATATTTGTTTGGCAACCTTAATGTTTGTTAGACAATCTTTTAGTTGATCAACCGTGGCTTTATTGCGGTGCCAGTATCCGTTGATCATAAATACCCCGTAATCTACACTGCCGTCTTTGTTCAAGCCAGCATTGTCACGATCACATTGGCGTGTGCCGTTTTCGGCCTGCGAAATAGCTAAAGCCATTTTGCAGTCTTCCCCAAAGACCTCAATAATCATTCGTTCCACTTTGTCATTAGGGCTGCATGTAGCCTCCTTTGCTACTTTTTTACTGAAACAAAAGTCCCAGTGATTGCGTATTCTGTTGCATACTGATTCGCCACAGAGTTGATCAGGTTAGATAACCAGACAACGCTTTGCATTGCGATAATCAGAGCTGCGATAATCAGCACTTGGGTGATGATTATTTTGCGGGCATGTCTTATTAACATGGTTACTCTTTCTTGAGCAATTAATTTTATTTTGATTTTTGGTTGGTATAAATGGAGTTATAGTACGAAGTCCAGGTGGGCAGTCTGGTCCATTTATACCTGCCCTAGTTTTTAAAGCCGCTGGTTGCTCATTTCCAGCGTGCTACCCCAGTGGACACCAGCCTAAAATATATGAACACTGGCCAGAGGAGTAGTACGCTACAAACAAAAAACCGAGTTTTACTCGGTTGTTTTGTTAATACCTTCGTATAGGAGGCATTGTGCGACACACTATTATTCTTACGACCACCTATTCCCTGGTGGTATATATAATAGCTGAACCGAGTATTAGCTATTTGCTTAGGTTTTCAAGGTGTTGTGTGGGTTATCCCCACCCTCTACTTAATAATATACTAAGCACTAACATTTGTCAAGGATGAATTTCTTATGATTTATCAATAGGTATCCCTTGACAACCTAATTGAAAGGAGTATACTTGAGTTATTATCAAGTAATTTAAGGATATTTATGGAAAAGAAATACAAAATCATTTATGCAGACCCACCTTGGAGCTATAACATCGCTTCCAAAAAGGGAACAAGTAGAGGAGTGGCAGAAAGATACTACCCTACAATGAAATTATCTGATATTTGTGATCTGAAGGTTGGTGAGATAGCCGACAATGCTGTTTTATTTTTGTGGGCAACATATCCAAATCTACCGCAAGCGTTAGAAGTAATAAAATCTTGGGGTTTTACCTATAAAACAGTGGCGTTCACCTGGGTTAAAATCTACAAACATACAAGAAACCCTGTAATGGGATGTGGTTACTGGACAAGAGCCAATGCCGAAATATGCTTACTTGCAACAAAAGGGAAAGAATATCCAAGAAAGATAAATAATGGGGTGCAACAAGTTATCATTGAGGAACAAAGAAAACACAGTCAAAAACCTGATATTGCAAGAGAAAGGATAATAAAACTTTTAGGGGATTTACCTCGTATTGAATTGTTTGCGAGAGAGAAAATCGAGGGCTGGGACACTTGGGGGAATGAGGTATCTAACGATATAACATTATGAAAAGTGGACTTATGTTAGGAGTTAATCCAAATGCAATTAGGCAGACCGAAGACTTTTATGCAACAGACCCAAATGCTTTGCGGTTATTTATAAATCGATTTGGAAAAGATAATAACGAGATAGCTCAAAATGTGTGGGAACCAGCGTGTGGTCAAGGTCATTTAGCAGAAGTGCTTGAAGAGTATGGTCATAAAGTTTTGGCAACAGACTTAGTTAATAGAGGTTATGGAGAGGGTGGTATTGATTTCTTGGCAGACTTTCTCCCTGATGGGAAAAATACTTTTAATGGAGATATTTTGACAAACCCACCATTCAAAGTCGCCGAAAAGTTTGTTGAAAAGGCGATGGATAGGTTAGAACAAAAAGGAAACCGTTTATTCCTGTTTTTGAAGATTCAGTTTTTAGAAGGACAAAAAAGAAAGGAATTGTTTGAGAAATATCCTCCAAAATATGTCTATGTTTATTCTGCACGACAATTATGTTGTAAGGATGGTGAGTTTGAAAAATATACCGCAACAACACAATGTTATGCGTGGTATATTTGGGAAAAGGGTTTTACTGGCGAAACTACACTACGATGGATATAAAAAAAAGAGAACAACGCTACGGCATAAAATCACTACAAAAGGACTTCCCTACTGAAGCAAAGGTGCTTGAGTTCCTATTTGACGCACAACACAGCCGAGAATGTAGCTGTGGTGGGTCGTATTCGCTCAAATCGGGGCGTAAACAGTTCCAATGCTCAAGGTGTAGGTATCAGATAGCCCCTACCGCAAATACGCTGTTCCACAAGAGCGATACGCCTCTTACGCTATGGTTCAAAGCCATTCTCACTTTTAGTAACGCCAAGAGTGGTATATCTGCAAAGGAAATGGAAAGACAACTTGAAGTTACATACAAAACAGCTTGGAGAATGTTGCACCTTATCCGAAAAGCACTTGAGCAAGACGGCAAATTGTCTGGCGATGTTGAAATGGATACCGCTTATTTTGGTGGTAGAAAAAATGCAGGAAAGAATAACGAAAATCTATCTGAAGCTGTAAAGGCAAAATCGGTAGTTATGGGTGCTGTAGAGCGTGGTGGTAAGGCACGATTGATGATTGTTCCTAACGCCAAGGCCGAGACGCACGGCAAGTTCTTGAATGAGGCAGTAGAAAAGGACGGCACACGCTTAATGACAGACAAAACAAATCGCCTTGATAAAGTGGCTGTTGGTTTCAATCGCCATTCAGTTGACCACGGCAGAGGTGAATATGTCCGAGGAGATGTTCACGCAAATACCATTGAGGCGTTTTGGTCGCATATAAAGCGAAGTATCACTGGCACGCACAAAGTCGTATCAAAGAAATACCTACAGGAATATCTTAATGGCTTTGTCTTTTTGCGGAACAATCGGCACAGCGACAAGGAGAGGTTTTGGACTTTGCTTTACGCTTTACTAAATCCCGCAACAACTTAAAAAATTGTTTTCTGTTCATAATGATAAAAGTATATCATATCACTTTATTAGGTTATGACGGGATAGGTATTGATTTATCCCCAAGTGCTAACACCTCGGTCTTGTGGCGTTCAAAGACTTGATAAGCTGTAGGCCTCTTAATATTAAACTCTTTTGCGAGCCGATCAAAGGTCCACTTCTTTGGGTCTTCTATTCGCAGCTTGATTAGTCTTTTGTTTCTTTCTGATTTTCTTGGATATGACATACTTGTACTATACTCCAACTACTAACAAAAGTCAAGTGACTACATGAAGCGCTGGGCCCGATCAGTCTGTTCTGCCTGGTTGAGCTTCAGATAGTTAAAAGCGGCTACAGGGTTTTTCTCACTATGTCCAAGTATTCGGGCTATATCAGCCACCCCTCCCCCCTGCTCTAAGATCCTATGAGCCTTAGAATGCCTGAAGCTATGTGGGCTACGCTTAGGAATCCCAGCTTCTAGGCACAAAGATTCCACCCAGCGCTGCACCGATCTTGTGGTAATTCTGGCCCTAGCGTTCTTAGTTTTGGCTATAAGCAGCGCATTTAAGTAGTTCGGCATATTCAGTAATCTTTCTGATTTCCTCTGGGCCGTAGTCATTGCTTCGCAAGGCTTTAGCAACCAGCTCAAAACTCGGCCTTTCACGGTTCTCTTTTTCCATAAAGCCTATGGCTTCAAGGAAGGCTCTTAGCGTTAAACCTAAACCGTCTGCCAGCGATTTGCTGGTTGTCAGAGTCAAGTTTGAGTATTCCCCAGATTCAAGTTTGGATATGAACGCTGGGCTGAGGGTAGATTTATCCGCTAACTGGGCTGCCGAAAGACCCTTTTCGCTCCTCAGTTTCTTAATTGTGTCGGCTAAATTGAACATATATTTTTCCCTTTCGGCCTTTAATAATTAAGGGTTATCTAAATTATAAAGGATAGTTTTATACCTGTCAACACGAGTTAACTATAGTAAATATAGCCATAATTGCGGCTATATTTGGCACTAATCCACAGGGTTGAATAAAAATTAAAGGTTTTGGCCAAAATTTGTTATAATATAAGCACAAATTAGCTACTCGCTATACTGTAATTTTGAAACAAAACTTTCTATGACCACGCACGTTTTTATCGTTGACTCCACTACAAAAATAGCACAAAATACCAACAGATAGTTGCCAGTTTCAACGATTTTAATTCCAGAAATGCCAGACGATGCCACAGCTTAAAATTTATTGAGTATCATTTAGATTCAAACGATTTAGTTTTTGAAGTAGTAAATTACTAAGTTATGAACTATATTGGGAGCAAACTTTCATTACTGGAATTTTTGGAAAATTCCATAGATAAGGTTGTTGATAAAAACTGCCGAGTCTTTTGTGATTTGTTTGCTGGAACTGGGGCTGTTGGGACTCATTTCAAAAAGAAAGGCTATAGCGTAATTGCAAACGACATTCAGTATTACAGCTACGTTCTAAATCAGCAGTATATTGCTAATCATAAACCGCTGGAATTTAAGGGATTGGAAAAACTGATGCCCTCGCTGAAGGAATTACCTATCGAGCGACGGAAGGATTTTGTTTGCGAATACCTTTCCAGCCTTAAAGGCAAAAAGGGGTTTATTTTTGAAAATTATTGTATCGGCGGCACTCAGGACAAAGAGTTCCAAAGGCAGTATTTTTCAGATGAAAATGGAATGAAAGGCGACGCTATTAGGCAAAAAATACAAAAATGGAAAGACGATGGCATAATCAACGACAATGAGTATTTTTTCTTGTTAACATCCTTATTAGAGTCAATTGATAAATATGCCAACACGGCATCCGTTTATGGGGCTTTTTTGAAGCAGTTAAAAAAATCGGCTCTAAAGCCGTTAGTCTTAAAACCATCGCAGCTGATTCTGAATGACCAAGAGCATCAGGTTTTTAATGACGACATAAATAAACTTGTTAGGCAAATTAAGGGCGATATTTTATATCTTGACCCCCCTTATAACCAAAGACAGTATTCAACCAATTATCATCTGCTTGAAACGATTGCCAAATACGATAATCCAAAAGTTTACGGCAAGACTGGGTTAAGAAATTACGAACATCAAAAATCGCTTTACTGTTCACGTGCACAAGTCAAAAAGGTCTTTAATGATTTGGTTCAAAACGCAAAGGTTAGATATATCTTTTTAAGCTACAATAACGAAGGCTTAATGAGCCACGAAGATATTAAGGAAATTATGAGCAAACGAGGCAAATACGGCTACTTTACTCAAGAATACAATCGCTTTAAGGCCGATAGGGACGTTAATAGGGACTATGTTGCCCAAAAGACCACAGAATATCTGCATTATGTAGTTTGTAAATAAAACTTTGCACACACGCCCCGTCCAGCCGTTTAGGCCCGACGGGGTTTTTAATTATCGAACGAGGTTCAAAAGTTTAATCTCTTGCCGTAATTCAATCCAATTTACTGTTCTGAACGCATCCAACAATGGGAGCCAGATGGTAGAGTCGGACGTTTTGTCCGACTTTTCCATTTGTGCCGATTTTAATTTCTTTGCAGAATCGGCAATAGAATCAAATGGTTTCTTAAGGTCAAAAGCAAACTGCTTGTCCTGTAATTGTGCGTTCTGAAGTAAAAATCCAAGAAGTTGCCGTTTTTCAGTTACTTCAGAACTTTGGAAAATTTTATAAGCCTGCTGAGCAAGGTTTAGCACTGTATTTACAGTGATATAATAATTTTCGTCAGCGACATTGTGCTTCTGCATTTCTGAATTTATTTCTGTCTGCTTTTCTTTACATTCCTTTAACTTATTGTCGAACATCTCGCTTGTAATACGCCACATTTTTTCATGCGGTATCGTACTTTGCTGGGGACAGCAATCGCTCCACCTGCGGGAGAGCACAGGCTATTGGGAGGGTTGCTGGCCCTAGTAAAGAGGCAAGCCTAAAAGCTTGCCTTGTCTTTACTTAAATGAGTTGTAAACTCGGCGTAGCACGCCAATGATCATAAGGAAGCTGGAAGCCAGGGTACCTATGATCAGCACGATTTCGGAAACAGCTTCAACGAATACATTCAAATCGTCATTGCTGATCTCCCCTCCTGCAGCCCTGATAACCAAGGCGACAAGAGGTACAACGGCAAGTAGGGCCCCTTTGAGGGTCAGGGATAGCTCGCCTGAATTTACACTTGAGGCTAGAAACTTGTTCACGCTCTCTTGAGATTTACTCATGTGCTTTTATAATTAATGATCTTATATCCAGATATTCGTGGATCTGTCTTGGCTATCGTTCGGATAGCTCCCTTAAAAGACCAGTCCCCGTTGCTGTCAAAGTAGGTTACATGGGTATCACTTTCAGAAAGTACTATTCCCACATGCCCATACTTGGACAGATTTTTAAAGATAATTACTGATCCGACCTTGGCATCTTTCGTATTCGGGCGAGTATTTTTCGCCAAACCCTGGACTTCACTTGCTGGAACTCCGAAGCGCTGGCGAATGGCCAAAACACATTGCCCTGTTCGTTTTCCAACAAGGGTCTGTGCATAGCTGGTAAGCTGTCTGCTCCATTCCAGCTCGGCTTGTCGTTCTTGATATGCTTTGAGCTCGTCATAGGTTAAGTAACTATCACTTGCATTTAGGTCTTTGGGCACTGCGACCAAGGAGATTATTAATACTCCGAACAGTAAACTGATTAATCGTTTCAAAACGATTGCCTCGTATCCGACAACAGTCGCTCGCTACATCCCTCTAACGCCTCCCAGCGATTTTCAATCGGTTACTTATTAGTCTTATTCGTCTTTCACCTTTTCCTCTGGCTGATCAGGGTCTTTCCCCATTACAGCGCAAAGGGCTTTCCATTCAGTTGCATTCGCAGCTTCAAGCACAATCCTCCGAGATGGGCCTTTGGCCTGCGTTCTTATTTGTGGCATTTTATGATCTCCTTTCCAGTCATACTTCTCTGGATCCAGGAAGTTGCTGGGCTTATTAAGTTCTAACTTTCCGTTTTTAGAAATATCTAAATGGGTGTGTGAGCCTTTTGGCCCAGGGGGGCTAACTAATCCGCTATATCCTACACGCCCGATAGCTGTGCCTTCCTTGACCCAGCCAGTTACGATCTGATCTTTACAGTGTAGGAACCGAAACAACTCTTTGCGTTTATCTGGTTTAAATAGAATAGTGTTGCCGCCTTGCTTCCCAAAGGTCTTAGTCACCTTGCCATCAAACGGCGCATAGATTACATCATCCTCATCCGCATAATCAACTCCCAAATGGAAATTATTGTAGAAAGTCTTTTGACCAAACTTATACCCAACAATTTTTTTGTTCTTTAGAGGAAACATTTTAGATCTTTTTAATTTTGGCAATAAGAAACTTCATGGCTTCGGTGCCCATGAAACCACCTACACCAGATAACACCCACTGCATTTCTAGGGACATAGCCATGGATCTCCCGAACAGCGCAAACATAAGTCCTGCAAATCCAGAAACTATTAGGTTTGCGAAGAACATTGATAGTCTAAATTTCTCACCGTTTAGGAATAAGCTTAAATAGCGGGCAATTCCGCCCATGGCGGCTATTGCTACGAAGACTAACTCTAAAGGAAACTTTTCTCTCATGTTTGACATTAATTTAATTTAGGTATATATTTGGCTTACTTATGCTAGAATCAATAAACAATTTTTGGATGGACATTGAGCCCTTGATGGCTGTATTCGGTGTTCTCCTATTTATAGACTTAGGACATAGAATATGGGTTGATTACAGGAATAAAAGATGGGAAGAGAAGAAACTGCATGAAGCTATGAAGAAACACTTTGATTAGTTGCTTCTTTGCCTTTGCTTCTCCCATTTCTCGTAAACTTCCTTAGTCATTACACCCTTCTTCTTGAGTTCGGATAATTTCTTTGTGAGTTCTTCTCCCTCCAATCCTTCCGTTTGTGTATTTACATAGGATACACGGGCAGCAATTCTGGCTTGATCAGAGAAATCAATAATCAACTTTGCCTTCTGTTCATCAGAGGCATTTTTATAATCTTCAGTTTCAAACAGTTTTAATACCTTGCGCTTAAACAACTGACCAGCATCCATTTGTAAATTAGTCTTTTCTCTGGCGGAGATATCCCATTTTTTATCATCAGCAAAGTAAGTTGGTGTAGCCATAAAACCAGCATCAGACAGGCGGCGTAATTCCTTAATCAGAGGGCCTTCACCAATTTTACTGGGGCGGGTTGGATCTAATAATGTTTCAATCGGGTTGCCAGATCTTTGAACAGGCATACCCTCTGCATTGATCTTTGGTTCAAGCTTTTTCCGTAATCCTGGAATGCGAGATTGAACAGGCGACAAAAACCCATCCCTTTTTGGATTGCTTCTGCGTTGAGTTCGGTCCATAGATTGCGCAATGTCAGATACCAAAGTAGGAACACCAGACCCTAACAAATTTCCTAGAAGAGATTGTCCGTAAGTTTCTGGATCATCTATAGCTTGAACGAAAGAGTTTAGCCCTTTCAAAAATGTTTGTTCGGTTAGGGATTTAGCTCCACCAAAACCTGCAGAAGACAATGCTTCTGTAAAGCTGCCAGTGTCCTCAATCCCCTTCTGTAAATATCCACCCATTACCAATACATTCCCTGCTGGACCGAGGGTTGCTATACTGCGCCACTTATTGCCTATCTTGATAGAGTTTGGTTTTTTGCCTTCTAGTTCCCATTGTCGCTTTTCTCTTTCTTCTTTCGGGTACCCCAAGGCAATGCGGCCCTTCTTATATAGCTCCATTCCTGCAAACATTACCCCTGTACCAACAGAAGCACGGCCAACCCCTTGGGAGAATAGGCGCTGATCAAATTTACCCCGTGCCACTTGTTCTATGATTGTTTTTACAAAACCCGCTGGGGAGTAATTAATTAATTGGGTAGCCACTGCTGCTGGTGTTCTGCCGAAGGGTACTATTACTTCAAAGCCTGGGATGCGTTGGATCATCTTTGCGACCTGCCCCAAAGCTGTTTGGTTTTGGAATACCGCAATTTCTGCATCATGCACGGCATACTTGGCCATTTCATCAGTAGGATTGGCCACAAGATCTTCAATAAACTTTGTCCGTTCAGCACCTTTGAGGCCTTTGTTTTTTGCTTGTGCAATGGCTTGCGAATATAAAGACTTGGCCTTAGCCCCATAGTAAAAGGGCTGATCTTCAGCCCCGATTATCTTAAAGACAGTTTCTTCATATACTTGTGCAGCCTTGCTAGCTTTTTTACCAAGGAAAGTTATATTTACTTTGCTATAATCTAGTTTTTCTCCAACATTGCGCTCATCAAACCCAGTTCTTAAATACCTTAATCCTTTCTTAAACCCTTCTGCTATCCCCTTCTTAGACCCTCGGCCAGTCAAAGCCATTGTGCGTTTGCCAGTAATTAGGGATGCGATTTTATCCACCACCACAGCAGGAACATCCTTAATGGTTTCAGTCAGTGTATGGCTAACATTAGAAGCAATATTAAGCCCAGAAGTCTTTACACCAGTGAGTAAGCCAGCCTTCCAAAGTGTTATGATTTGCTTATATACAGGAGAAGGAACCAAGCCCTTGATTTTGTCTTGCAGTTTTTGGTAAGCAATAGCCTTAGCTTCTCCGTCAGGCATACCGAAAACACGCTTGGATTCATCCAAGATATCTTTTGCTTGTTCTCCCGTAAGTTCAGGGATTTTTTTGCGTAGTCCACCGATCCCCGATCTCTTGGCTATATCTTCGTTGTATTTCTGGATCAGTCGGGATGCAAAGCGCAGCTGACCTTCAGGGGTTTGCATACCTAAGATCTTTGCAGCCTGGACAGTACGGCCTGCAGCAGTTAGGTTTTCAGCGGATTCATTTGCAATTATTGCCAACTTATCAAGCGCCAAGTTTTTTTCTGCCGTAGATTTAGCCCGTGCAGCTATGCCCTTATAGTGTTTAATCAACTCGGAAGCAGTGGCTACCCCTTTATCTGTCGTTTCCTTGGCTACACGCTCGGCACGATCAATATCGTCTTTGACCAAGTTCTTTGCTCTGATGGCTAGCTTCTCTGTATTGCGGATAATCTTCTTATTAGAAAGGTTCGCATCAGGTACTGCTTTGTTCACGCTCTTGATAAAGCCACGCTCCTCAAGTTTAACTCCTCCCAGCTTTGTATTCCTCAATCCGCTCTTATTAACTATTACAGGGACTTTACTTATACCTATTTCTTTGTAAACAGCAAGACGAGTATTTCCATCTACCACATCATAAAAATTTGGAGCATGGTATTCTACTACAATCGGAAATCTTCCCCCAGATTTTATTTCTTTTCTGACCCGATCTAGCCTTTCCATATCTTTTGTAGTTTGAGTGGCCCTTAATCTAGAAATATCTAGTTCACCTTTAACCATTTTTTCGCCTGTCCTCAACCTTACTTCCTCAATAGCTTCTTTAGCCTCTCCTGCACCTTTAAATTCATCACTATATCCAGTCTTGACTAATGGCTTATTTCGTGGTATATTTGCATTAGAAGGAGTATTTATGTCTGTA